TATTAAAACTTAATATGAGCATGATTGATGACGTTGCTAAAACAGTGTCAACTTTTATGGATGACTACAGAGCAATGGCGGAAGAAGACAGACCAAAAGTATTGTTTGTAATTGATTCGTTAGGTATGTTGTTGACTCCAACTGATGTTGATCAGTTTCAAAAAGGTGACATGAAAGGTGACATGGGTAGAAAACCTAAAGCACTTACATCACTTGTACGTAACACTGTTAACATGATTGGTTCACACAATGTAGGACTTGTATGTACTAACCACACTTATGCATCACAAGATATGTTTGATCCAGATGATAAGATATCAGGTGGACAAGGATTTATCTATGCAAGTTCTATTGTAGTAGCAATGAAGAAATTGAAACTAAAAGAAGATGAAGCAGGTAATAAGATCAGCGAAGTACGTGGTATTAGAGCGGGTTGTAAAGTTATGAAAACTAGATATGCAAAACCGTTTGAAGGCGTACAGGTTAAGATTCCTTATGAAACAGGTATGAATCCATACAGTGGATTGGTTGACTTGTTTGAGAAAAAGGGTCTACTTACTCAACAGGGAAATAGACTTAAATACGTTGACAGCAAGGGTGCTGAACATCTCGAATATCGAAAAGACTGGGGTGGTGAAAAGTTAGACATAATTATGAGTAACTTCACTGACACAGCCGATGTAACAGCCGAAGCTGAGATTGTAGAAGATAGTAACCCTGAGGAGTAAAAATATTATGGACGGAACACAGATAGTAGAAACCTGGCAAGTATTTAAAGAGTATCTTGACAAGAAGCACCTAGAAACTGTAGCAGAAAAATATGTTGATCTGTGTGCAGACTTTGGTACAGAAGATGAAGCATTTAGAGATGCTTTAGGTTCGGATCACGATTTAGATAAAGCTATTGGGTATTATTTGGAAGAAGACGTCGATTACGATGACGAAATTGATGAGGATTATTAATGGGTTGGTATTCTGATATTGCAAAAGATATTAACAATATCCCAAAGGCAATACAATATTTTGAAGATGAATTAGTCGAAGCAAAGACACAAATTCGTATTAAAGGTAATGTAGAAAGAGCCGCGGCAGAGATGCCTGGTATTGTTGAGCAACGATTTAATCAGTTGCAGGAACTTGAAGCAATTTTAGAATACCTAAACATCGAACTAAGACGTTTAAGGAGTTCTTTCTTTAAGAAATACTTAGAGAATTATCAAAGAGCATTGAGCAGTAGAGATGTAGAAAAGTATGTTGACGGTGAAGCAGATGTTGTTGACTACGAAAAAATTATTAACGAATTTGCTTTAATGCGTAATAAATGGTTAGGTGTAACTAAGGCATTAGATCAAAAACAATGGCAACTTACTAACATAGTCAAGTTGCGAGTTGCAGGAATGGAAGACGCAAGTCTATAAATTAATATAACTAGGAGAATACACTTATGAAGATGAGTGAAACACAGCCAGGTCAGATTGCCAAACAGTACGGTGGCAATACTAGACCTACAATAAATCATATGGAGAGAACTGACTTACCGGGTTCTAGACAAACGATTCAAAAATGGGATATGATTCCAGATGAATGTTTTGTACAGAGGATGGCCGGCGAGTTTGTTAAACAAACTTCTAATGAACTTTTCGCAGATAAGAAAGTTGTTCTGTTTAGTTTACCGGGTGCATTTACACCTACTTGTTCAACAAAACAGTTACCTGCATATGAAGAGATGTATGATAGATTTAAGGCGGCTGGTGTTGACGAAGTGTATTGTGTATCAGTAAACGACGGTTTTGTAATGAATGCTTGGGCTAAAGAACTAGGCGTTGAAAAAGTAAAACTGTTAGCAGATGGTAACGGAGACTTTACTGATTCAATGGGAATGTTATGTACAAAAAGAAACAAAGGTTTTGCAAACAGAAGCTGGCGTTATTCTTTGTATGCAGTAAACGGAATAGTTCAAGAAGCATTTATAGAACCTGGATTCAATCACAAAGGTGAGGACGATGATCCTTACACTTGTACTGACCCAGAGACAATGGTTCAATTCATCGAAGCAGACGCAAGATAAAGTCTAAATACAACTATGAAAGTTGTATTAGTTACAGGTGGCTTTGATCCACTACACTCAGGACATATATCTTATTTTAAAGAAGCAAAAAAGCTCGGCGACAGATTAGTCGTCGGACTTAATAGCGACGAATGGCTTACACGTAAAAAAGGTAAACCCTTTATGCCAATCCAAGAACGTGTAGAAATTATTAGAAATTTGAAAATGGTAGATGACGTTCTTACTTGGGACGACAGTGATGATTCTGCCTCTGGTGCAATATATAAACTAATGGCTACATCAGGTTACAACAAAGATATAGTATTTGCTAACGGTGGTGATAGAACAGATAAGAACATACCTGAAATGTCTACCTGGCACGATAAAGTTGAGTTTGTATTTGGTGTAGGTGGTACTCATAAACAAAACTCAAGCAGTTGGATACTAGAAGAATACAAACACCCAAAGACACAACGTAACTGGGGTTGGTATAGAGTGCTAGATGATAAACCTGGATACAAGGTAAAAGAACTTGTTATAAATCCTAAGAGCAGTTTAAGTATGCAAAGGCATTTTAAACGTTCAGAACATTGGTACGTGCTTAAAGGAATTTGTAATATTATTACAGATGGACCTGCAGGAATACAAGAAAAAGTATTAGAAGCACACAGTCCTGGATACTCAATTGGTAAGGAAACTTGGCACAAAGGTATTAACGGACAAGACGAACCTTGTCATATATTAGAAGTTCAATATGGAGAAGAATGTATTGAAGAAGATATAGAAAGAAAAGATGCCTGACATACAAGAAGAATTAAAAGACATAAATCCTTACGTACTTGAACAAGTATTAAAAGCTAAACCATATTCAATGACTAGTGGTACTAGACTAGCACATACATACACAACCATACAAGGCTTAGATGCAAGAGGCATCACAGGAGACATTGTAGAGTGTGGAGTATGGAAGGGCGGACATATCATTATGTCCTGGTTAGCTAATAAAAATACTAAAAGAAATTTTTGGTTATACGATACCTTTGAAGGTATGACTGAACCAACAATGGAAGATTACAAAGTTAATCACGACGGTACTCTTGGTTATGCATATAGAAGTACAAAGGCAAAACAAGGATACAACAAATGGTGCAGGTCGGAGTTAAGTGAGGTTGTTAATAACTTACATAATTTTAATATGCCACAAAAACAAATAAAATATATCAAAGGCGATTGTAACCAAACACTAAAAGATCCAAAAAACTTACCAGATAATATTGCTTTTTTAAGACTAGATACAGACTGGTATGAGTCTACACTAACAGAAATATTGCAACTATGGCCTAGATTACAGGTAGGTGGCATAATGGTTTTGGACGATTATCATTCTTGGCAAGGAAGTAAAAAAGCCTTTAATGAAGTATTTGGTAACTCTCTGAAGATACATACTATTGATAGAACTGCAATTTATGTGATGAAAGAGAGACCATGAGCAATAAAGTATTTGTCGGCTATGACACAAGAGAAGATATTGCGTACCAAGTTTGTGAGCATAGTATATGGCAACATAACAAAGGTACAGAAGTTATTCCATTAAAACAAAAAGAATTAAGAGATAAAATGTTATACTGGAGAGGCGAAGATAAACTCGCAAGTACAGAATTTACATTTACAAGATTTTTAATTCCACACCTTATGAACTATGAGGGCTGGGCATTATTCATTGATAGTGATATTGTTTTTCTAGAAGATGTGGATAACTTATTTGCATTAGCAGATGACAAGTATGCCGTTATGTGTGTACAACATGATTACAATCCTAAACCTGGAACTAAGATGGACGGACAAATACAAACGCAATACCCAAGAAAGAATTGGTCAAGTGTAGTATTATGGAACTGCGGACACCCAAGTAATCAAAAGATTACAGTAGACATGGTTAACAATCCAAACTATGATGGAAAGTTCTTTCATAGATTTGCTTGGTTGAAGGAGGAAGAAATTGGATCATTACCAGTTGATTGGAACTTCTTGGTAGGACATTATACAGCTGATGGAACTATGGATCAAGAACAAAAAGAAGATGGTACACCACGTGCATTACATTACACGGAAGGTGGACCTTGGTTTAAAAATTACAGAAATTGCGAATTCCATCAAACTTGGAAAGATGTTCTTTCTGATATGATGGAGAATAAGGATGAGTGATAGTTATGGCACTTGGGATCCTAGGGTACTTACACCAGAGATGAAAGAATTAATAGATAACATATTGTATGGAGTTGCTACACACGACAACAGACACGCCATTGAATCTATACAAAAAGTATTTGAAGATATAAAAAATCCTAAGGTTATATGTATTGACAGCGGAATTAAAAAAGTTGAAAAGAAAGTAAAAGGATCATTTGGTATTGTTGATTCCTTTATTATGGGAATGGCACTAGGTAGTGGCGGAAAATATATTAGGGCAGATGACGTAAATGATTATTGGGATAGTCCTGCACCATTCTTAGTAAGAGGACTAGGTAAACAAAAACTTATTAAAGAATGTATTGCACGTGGCAAAGACTTTTATTTTATGGACACAGGTTACATGGGTAACAATCCAAGTCCAAGAAATCCAAATGGTAAGAAGACTTATCACAGAATTGTAAAGAATGCATTACAAAATCTTCATATGCCAGACAGAGATGAAAATCCTAATGCGTATGGCGGTGACCGTTTTAAACAAATAGCACAACCATTTAAAGATGCTTATCCAGGAAGAAAAGTTTTAATTGTTCCACCTAGTGAAAAGGTAATGAAATACTTTGATGAAAACTTAGACGAATGGATCAATAGAACAATATTAGAAATTAAAAAACACACTTCAAGACCAATTGAACTACGTAGGAAACCAAGTAGAGAAGATAGAGTTTCCGTTAATACTATGGAACAAGCATTAGAAGATAATGTACATTGTTTAGTAACTTACAATAGTATTGCGGCATTAGAAGCAATGATGTATGGTAAACCTGCTATTGTATTAGGTCCTAACTGTGCCCAAGATATTGCAGAAACTTCATTATCCAGAATTGAATTTGTAAAACACCCTGGAAGAAAAACACTAACGTACCTTTGCAGATATCTAAGTAACAACCAGTTCACATATGACGAAATGTTAAGTGGCTATGCATGGAGGACGTTAACGTGCGAGTAATAGGATACACTAAAGTTATACCACCAGGGAAAGCACTCAAGCCTAACAAACCCAACCATAAGCTAGACATCATTAAAAACTTTGTTGAAGGTGTTAGAATGTGTGGTGACAACGGTTTAGTATACGATGGTTATGAAATGCTAGACTGCGAAGTAGCTATGATGCAAGGCTTCTTACATGATAATAGTGCTCACGTTCCGCACATTAATTTACGTAGAAACATTACAATGAATACACGCAACAAAGCATTCATTACAGCAGACAGTAATCTTTTTTTATATAAAGCAAAACAAAACGAACCATATCATTACTTAAGATACAGTATCAATGGTGTGTTTAACGACACAGGAAACTATTGTAACGATACACCTACTGACCATCAGTGGAACAAGATTAAAAGAGACTTAGGCGTAGAACTTAAACCTTGGACCATTAACGAAAGAGAATTTGTACTATTATGTTTACAACGTAATGGTGGGTGGAGCATGAAAGGTAAAGATGTTGTTGTTTGGGCTAACACTAAAATTGCAGAAATAAGAAGACACACAACTAGACCTATAATAGTAAGACCACACCCGGGAGATAAAAAAGCACCCGAGTATTGTAAACAGATTAGTGGTGAAAATGTTAGGATTAGTTTTGAACCAATGATCGAACACGACCTAGCAAAGAGTATGGTTACCATAGGTTATAACAGTAGTCCACTAGTAGCAAGTGTTATTGAAGGTGTTCCTATTATTGTTGAAGACCCTAATTCAAGTCAAGTAGGAGAAGTGGCACATACAGATTTATCACAGTTGGCAAAACTACAACCTGTTGATAGAGAAATGTGGATTAGAAAGATTGCACAATGCCATTGGAGTTTTGCAGATTTACGTAGTGGAGAATGTTGGCAACATATGAAAAGGTATATAAAGATATGAGAATAACAGTAGTTACAACATTTCATCAGCCCGGACTAGAACAATATGGACAACGATTTATAGATTCTTTTAGTAAGAATGTTGATCCAAAAATTAGAATGGTTGTGTATGCAGAGAATTGTAATCCAATAATACCTGAGAATGATAAAAGAATTGAAGTAAGAAGTGCTGAACAAACACTTCCTGAACTACAACAATTTAAAAGAATATGGAAAGATGTACCTAAAGCAAATGGTAAATGTCCTTGGCCAGAACGTAGACCAAGAGATAATCACAAAGAGTTTAAATGGGATGCCGTTCGATTCGCTAACAAAGTTTATGCAGTATTTGAAATGGCAAGAGATACCGAGACAGACATTCTTGTATGGATGGACGCAGACACAGTTGTACATAGTCCTATAACATACGGGGAGTTTAGAATACTAGTACCTGCAACACAATGGTTACACTTCTTAGGAAGAAATAAAAAATGGCCTGAGTGTGGTTGGTATGGTTTAACATTACGAACCGAAGGAGCCAATGCTTTCTTAAAAGAGTTTCAACGTGTATACGATGAACCTGAAAGCAATGGTATTTTTAATATGGAAGAATGGCACGATAGTTATGTGTTCTGGGAAGTATTAAAAAAGATCAAACCTAATCACGGAAATATAAAAGACTTTAGCGGACATATAGTAAATGGCGAAGGACACCCTCTCATCAATTGTGAGCTTGGTAAATACTTTGACCACTTGAAAGGGGTTAGGAAATCGGAAGGGCGTAGTAGAAAAAGAGATCTATTACAACCACGTAACGAGACATATTGGAATGAAATTTAGTTTATTTAGAGAGTATGGCGCACAAAATAGTAAACCAATATTTGATGCCTTTGCTGACAGTCTTGTCAGTAATGGTCATATGGTCGTTGATAATTCTTACGACTGTGACGTTGGTGTTATTTGGTCTGTTCTGTTCAATGGTAGAATGGCTCCTAACAAAAAGGTCTGGGAAGACTTCCACAATCTAAATAAAAAAATTATCGTATTAGAAGTAGGCGGCCTTATTCGAGGCAAAACATGGAAGGTAGGAATCAATGGGATTAACAGAGATGCTAATTTTGGTAGTAGCAACTGTGATAGTTCTAGGGTTGAATCACTAGGACTAAAACTTAAACCTTGGTCACTAGGTGGCGATAGAATTATAATCTGCGGACAGCATGACAAGAGTCATCAATGGCGTAACCAACCCAACCTAACTGCATGGTTAGGAAATACAATCAACTCTATTAGAGAAGTTACAGATATGCCTATATATTGGCGACCTCACCCAAGGTGCCCTGTGCCGATGATAGAACATGACCATAAGAACGTACACAGACAACAACCTATACAAGTAAGAGATACATACGATGACTTTGACTTTGATTGCACAGGTGCTTATGCAGTAGTCAACTGGTCAAGTAACCCTGCCACACACGCAGTTATGCAAGGTGTACCTGTGTTTGTTGGTCCAAGTAGCCTAGCTTGGCCTGTTGCTAACACAGACTTTACTACATTAGGTATGCCAAAACGTCCTGATAGAACACAATGGCTGAATGATATTTCGTATACTGAATGGACATTGGACGAAATCGCACAAGGAAAACCACTAAATCGCTTGACTTCTTATCTATAGTATCGTATAATATATACTATGCATAAGAGACCCATATCAAAAAAAGCCCTCAATACCGAAGACTGTTTGGAAATAGTTGCAGGTATCAGTGAACTAAAGTATAGTAGTGATCCTGAGCTATCTACAATCCAGAACTTCAAGTTGCATGAAGACAATGCAAATATAATGTTTAGCATCGCTAAACAAGTATTCCGAGGCACGGCTCTTACTGCAAAACAGTATTCTTTAGTGAAGAAGTTGCTAGTAGAATACTATGTAGATCAATTCACAGCCCATGATATTGACCTACATGAAGCAGTGGAAAAATTAAGATCCCCACTGCGAGAAATCGATAGCAGTCATTGGATCAAGATTCAAGAAGTGAAAGGCGAGACAATGATTGCTATTCGATTCCCTTTCAATAAGAAAGTAATCAAGCACGTTGAAGAATTAAAAAATAAAAATGATAAAGATTATTTTTACGAGAAGCATACACATTATTTTCCTGTTAAAGAAAAATACATCTGGAAGATTGTTAACATAGCAGGACAATTTCAAGATGCTAACTTTGACATTGAACCAAAGATACTAGAACTATACAAACAGTTAGAGATGTTTAATGATAATCCTAATGATCATGTTCCAGGCATTTATAATTTTAAAATTAAAAATTATCCACAGTCAGGATTAGATATTTGTCTAGATGAGATGGGTGAGCCTAACTATAAAAACTTATTTCAATACTATGATAGAAGAAAGTTCTATGCACTCAATTACTTTGATGAAGAGGCTGTAAAAGAAAGCATAAAAGATAAAAGTGAACTAACTAAAAAAATTGTATACAGAAAAGAAAGTCTTGTTTGTGTTAATAGCAAAACATGGCCGCTTGAAGAAGTTTTGAAAAGCATTGATGAAATGAATAGATATCCTTTGCTAGTATTAGTAAACCCAAAAGAAAGTTATGGAGAAGTAACTAAGGTACAAAACTTGGTTAGAAACTATATCGACAGTAAACAAGTATCCGTTCTATTTAGATTGGACAGCAAAGTAGGTAATGAAGCAATACAATTTAACCAATATGTGAAGGAACAGGGATTAAATAATATAGTTGACAAAGATACAAAAATAGTGTATATTAGTAATAATAAGATTCCTAAGCCTTTATTGAAAGGCGGTTGGATACCAAAAGGCATTTTCACAATAGGCAGTAAAAAGATATCTCATAACATTGAGGCTTATGTGGCCAATCAGAATCTTATCATACAATACGACGAGGATACAAGTCCTCACTATAGTTATGGAACAGTAAGAGCAGAAATGATATAATGGTAAGTTGTAGAATAATAATACAAGATGAAGTTAACGTTAAGGTAGAAAATCTGCCCGTTGAGTATAGACGTAAAATAGCTAACAAGCTAAAATTCCAAGTGCCTTATGCACGTTATCTTCCACAATACAAACTAGGGAGATGGGATGGAAATATATCTTTTTTCGGAATTGGTGGTACTGGTTATGTTAATCATCTTGATATCATTGTAAACACACTTGTAGATGCAGGTGTTGAAATTGCAGAGATAAAAGATGAAAGAGTTAAACATGACTTAACGTTTGATGCTGTTGATGAAAATTACTGGCAAGGTAAGACTTGGCCAAAAGGACATCCAGCAGAAGGCGAACCAATCGTACTACGTGATTATCAAGTAGAAACAATTAACAAGTTTGTGGAAACACCACAATGCTTACAAGAGGTTGCCACTGGTGCAGGTAAAACTATTATTACTGCAACACTATCGCATATATGCGAGAAGATAGGCAGGACATTAGTTATTGTACCAAACAAATCACTTGTAACACAAACAGAAGAAGACTATGTAAATGTTGGATTAGACGTCGGCGTTTATTTTGGAGACAGAAAAGAACTAGGCAAAACACACACAATTTGTACTTGGCAAAGTTTAAACATACTAGACAAGAAAACAAAAAATGGAGAGGCAGTATTAACACTAGCAGAATTTTTAGATGGTGTTGAAACAATTATTATTGATGAAGTTCATCAAGCAAAGGCAGAAGTATTAAAAAAATTACTAACACAAAACTTAAGAAATGCTCCTATACGTTGGGGACTAACGGGGACTATACCTAAAGAACAGTTTGAATTTCAAAGTATTCTAGCAAGTATAGGTCCTGTGATTAATCAAATCAGTGCAAAAGAATTACAAGATAAAGGTGTACTATCTAAGTGTCATGTAAATGTTGTGCAACTGCTCGATACTACTGTTTATAATTCTTACCAAGAAGAACTCAAATATCTTGTAACAAACAAGGATAGGATTAAATACTTGGCTAAGATGTGTAGTAACATTAAAGAAAGTGGCAACACCCTAATATTAGTAGACAGGATAAGTGCAGGAGAACAACTGCAAGAATCAATACCTGATTCTGTTTTTATTAAAGGTGATGTTAAATTAAAAGACCGTAAAGAGCAATATGATGAAATTAAAGAAGCAACTAACAAAGTACTTATCGCGACATATGGAGTCGCTAGTGTGGGGATTAACATTCCTCGCATTTTCAATCTCGTACTTATCGAGCCTGGCAAGAGTTTTGTAAGAGTAATTCAATCAATAGGTAGAGGCATAAGAAAAGCCGAAGACAAGGACTTCGTACAGATATGGGACTTAACAAGTTCGTGCAAATATGCGAAGAGGCATCTCACAGCTCGTAAAAAGTTTTACAAAGAAGCAGAGTATCCTTTCACCTTAGAGAAGTTGGATTGGCAATGAAGAAGTTTACAGTAGATATAAAAGTTGGTGATGAGGTCTTGGTCGGACGTTTTAGAAACGTTAGTGCTAAGATCAAAGACATTACTGTAGATGAAAAAGGCCAACCCGTCATAGTAACGAGTAAGGGACCTAAGAATTTGTTTAGTTGCAGACTAACAAAGCTCGATCCTGATACTGGCAAACTTACTCCCAAACAAATAATGAGAAAAAATAAATGAGAATATTAACATTAGAAAACGAAACGTTTCTATTAAACAATCTACCTGAAGAACTCAAAGAAGATGTTCGCTTTAGTGTGCTTGATAATAGTAACCCTAAAGAACCAGACTTCTTTTTTATTCCTCTAATCTTTTTAGAAAGTTTTAATAGCCCTGCTATTGTATTAGAGATAAATGGAAAAGAAATAACAATGCCCGTAGATTGGAACCTAGCAGTAGGAGATAGTGAAGGAGGTGGAGATATTGAAGTGTTACCTTTAACAAGTTTAAATGATCGAGGCTTTGAAGCATTCCTTTTTAATCCACTATCTAGTTATACTATGAACTGGGGACAGGTTAAGATTACTAATTTTTACAACGATATGAAATGGTATTTTCCTAAAACTAAAAACGGACAGTTACTAGGAGTACCAATCACAGAAGGTAAGGAACCACTATGTGCTTGGTTTATAAAAGATATTTCAAGACAAAGCGAAATGATAGATTATGGATTACTCATCTGATAAAATAGTACTAGAAGTATTTACAAACCAACAATATGTAATGGATCAATGTCAACCTACGTTGGCAAAGAACTTTATTCCTGAATGGTGGAAGAGCTTACCAGCTACGAGAACACATACAAATTTACATACAGATGGAAGCCCTGTACCAATTAGTAGCATGAAACAATGTCCTGCTATTAATGAAATACTAAAGCAAGGTGTTATATTTCCTAGTTGGTGTGAACTACATCTTAAAGCTGACAAGATGGGTAGACTGGATCAAAGAGTGTTTCCAGAGCATACTGCAATGATACCACATGATGAACAAGACTGGTGTTTCCATAAGCCAGACTATGCTCATGTTAAGGTTGGTAGTCCTTGGTTAATTAAAGAAGCAACTGGAATAAAATGGGTTTGGATTAAACCTGAATGGCATCAAAAAGACCCAACTGCATATTGGGGTGTACCTGGTATCATTGAATACAAGTACCAACACGCAGTACTTAACAACATAATGGTTAAGCATGGTACAGAAGTAAAGATCAATACCGGCGATCCTTGGTTGCAATTAATACCAATGTCCGAAAAACCTATTGAGGTTAAGTGCCAACTCATAAGCGACACTGAAATGAATAGATTAAATAGTACTAATATATCATCGGTAGGAAGTTACCATAAGTCGATTAAGAATATTAAACGGCAGGAAGGACGTCTAAATGAAAACAATAAGTGAGGAATATGTTCATCAGTTATCACAACTGCATGACGAGAAAGCATCTTTTGGAGATGCAAAAGGGCTAAAAGCTATTGAGAAATGGCTGAAAGAATTTAAACCACAGACTATATTTGATTACGGTTGTGGTAAAGGGGGTGTAGTAAAAGCACTACATGAATCATATCCAGACATTAATGCAGTAGGTTGGGATCCAGGGCATCCATCATTTCAAAATAGACCCGTTGGTAGCTTTGATATGCTTATCAGCACAGACGTATTAGAACACATTGAACCTGTATTCTTAGACTCCGTTTTAAAAGATATATACGAAACGTTTGACAAAAACGCATTCCTTATTATTGCTACAAGTCCTGCTAAAAAGTTTTTACCAGATGGACGCAACGCACACTTAATTGTTGAGACTCCAGGTTGGTGGAAAGATAGAATAGAAAAGAATATGCCAGGCGTTAAGTTTGTGCATCACGAATTTATAGAAAAAACAAGAACAGATAAACAAGGTAAGGTACATCCTAATAACAAATATATTGTAGTGTTGGAGAAGTAATGTCTTTTACAAATTTAATCACAACTGCGATTGATAGTGTAGTAGATGACATTCTAAGCAAACCAAATCCTACAGTTTGCGAACTTGGTAACCAAAGATTAAAAAATAATAAATCTAGAGCTACACTATACAGACGTCTAGGAAAAACTGCACAGCCAACAACAACAAAAGAATTTTTTATAGGATTAGGATTTACAAAGTACCTAGCAATTGATGTTAACACAGACATGGATGCAGTTGCTATGGATCTTAATACAGACATTAGCAAAGAGTATAACTGGACTGAACAGTTTGATCTAGTGACTAACAACGGTACTGGTGAACACGTATTCAATCAATATACAGTTTATAAAAACACACACGATCTAACAAAGGTAGGTGGATACATGATTCACGTACTACCTTTTTATCGTTGGGTTGATCATGGCTTCTTTAACACTCAACCTAACTTGTATCCTTGCTTGTCATTACAAAACAATTACGATCTAAAAGGTTTATGGATCGGTGCTAGTAATGGAGAACGCATTGAGAAATGTCCTACTGAAAAGCTAAGAAGGTACAAAGGTTATAGAGGTGACTTCCAATTAGATACTTGGGAACGTGACCCTATGGTTTGTGCAATAATGAAAAAGAAAGTAGACAAACCTTTTGAGATTCCACAACAACACTTGTATAGTGGGGAAAATATAACTAGCGATGAGATCGGAACAAAGTATAAATGAGTCAGTTAAGTGTATTACAAAATTTTAAACCAGAGCATCTAAAGATGGACCCGTTTCCATACATACACATTCCAGAGGTTTTACCTTGGGACTTGTATGAAAGACTAGAAAAAGAATACCCAGAACAACATTGTACATCAAATGAAACAAGAGGCTTTGGTACTATACGTTACAAGCAACACGAGTTTGATTATGAAAATGTTGTAACTCCTTTGTGGCGTGACTTTGCCGCATATCATACTAGCAAAGACTTTAAAGATAATTTACTACGTGCATTTAGACAAGGTATTACATCACTGTATCCTAAAGGAGCAGTTGAAATGAGACAGTTTCCGGAAGACTTGTATACAAAATATATTAGGGCAAACGTAAGTCAAAGAAAGGCTCCAGAAGGGTCAAGTGTAAGAATGGAAATGCAATTTGTGATCAATGCTATTGACCAAAAGCAAATACGTACACCACACGTAGATCAAGCAAAAGAATTGTTTGCTTGTTTGTTTTATTTTAAAAATCCAAATGATATGAAAGAAGATGGAGGATTAAACATTTATAAAAACAAAAATGGTGGACAGTGGAAAGCAATAAAAGGACGAAAGGTTGATCCAGATGACATTGAAAAGGTAGATCATGTACCATACAAACGTAACACTATGGTTTGTTTTTTAAATTCATTAAACAGCTTACATGGTGTAACACCAAGAGAGTTTCCAACACATACAAGACGTTACATTAATATCGACGGACATATAGTTGAAAAACTATTTACATTTAAGGAGTGATTATGAAGGCAGGAAAAATTTGGGGAAGTACAGAGCTTATCCATGCAAATGGTGTGCTTGAGTTTCACCGCATAGAATACAAGAAAGGTTTCAAGTGTTCAGAACATGAACACAAATATAAATGGAACGGGTTCTTTGTTGAGTCGGGCAAGATGATTGTTCGAGTTTGGCAGGAGGATCAAGGACTTGTTGACGAAACCATTTTAGAAGCTGGTGACTTTACACAGGTCAAGCCAGGAAAGATACATCAATTCGAAGGACTGGAAGATGGTGTTGCATTTGAATTATATTGGGCTGAGTTCAATCATGATGATATTGTAAGACGTACTGTTGGTAGCAAAGCGAAGTGATGTGGGAAATTTAATTCCTGGAGAGGCACTCATTTACGAACGAGTTGACGATGTAGTTTATGCACGTTATCGAGACGCACCACACAACAATATACCAAGATGGATAGTAGGTGGAGATCCAAAACAAATGGATCTGTTTGATACATTTGAGTATCAAGATATGCTCGAAGCATCTAAGAGTTATCCAACACTCAAAAAACAACTTGACAAATTGCAAACAATATGGTATACTATAAAAGATGAAGCAAAAAAGAAAACTGCCACTTAACGAGATCTTTATGGCTATGGATATGAACGGCAAAGGTGCGTTCGATGAATGGTCTGAAGAAGAACGAAAAGAAATTAACTTTTGGTTATTGAATCGCTATGCTAGTTCAGTTGCTGGTACAAGAGAAGCAAAAGAATTAGCCGTTGTATTAACTAATGAGAACTACAACAAGAATTGGAATGTATTAGGTACTAGACATCCTAAACTACAATGGCAGTTATTATGCACACTACACAATGCAAAAAGTTCTAGCAAACAACACGTTTGGCAAGGACTAAAACAAAAGAGTGGTGATGCAAAAGTAATTAAATTTTTAAAGGGTATGTTCCCTAACATGAAAGAAGATGAGGTAGACTTACTTGCTAAACTATCTACAACAAAAGAACTTAAACAATACGCAGAAGACCTCGGAATGGATAAGAAAGATGTCAAACTCTAAACCGTTTACGTGTCCTTATTGTGGATCAAGTTTTACAAGAGAGAAAACACTTGCAGTCCATATGTGCGAAAAGAAACGTAGACACTTTCAAAAAGATGAAAGGCGTGTACAACTAGGCTATTTGACATTCAATAGATTCTATAAGCTATGTCAGAAAGCAAAAGAAAACAAAACATATGAACAGTTTTGTGATAGTCCGTACTACAATGCATTTGTAAAGTTTGGATCATTTGTAAACAATGTACGTCCATTGTATCCAGAGAAGTATGTTGACTATGTTGTTACAAGTGGAGTAAGATTAGATCATTGGTGCAGAGAAGAAATGTATGAACGTTATGCACTAGAGTTAATACTGAAAGAAAATGTTGAAACTGCCTTAGAACGTAGTGTAAAGACTATGATGGACTGGGGCGATGATAAAGAAGCACGTTGGCAAGACTACTTTAACTATGCAAGTTTAAATAGAGTTTGTCAAGATATTAAAGATGGCAAAGTAAGTCCATGGTTAATATTAAATTGTAAAACAGGAAAAGAGATGTTAGGTAAGATGAATGATGAACAATTACAAATAGTATATCATGTAATGCAACCTAATCATTGGGCTATGCGTTTTAAAAGAGGCGTAGCAGATATCGAACTAGTAAAAGAAATTGTTAAAGAAGCAGGATTATAATGTATACACAGATTGATAATTGGCTAGAAGAAGATATGGTAAAATACTTAGACGATAAGTTTACGTATGACTATCCGCACTACTTTGGTCAACGATCTGTTAAGGGTGCTAAAGAATTTTATATTTCAGAAATGAATCCACACGAACCCTTGAACGACTTCTTGTTTACTAAACTTAAAACGACCTTAAACAAAGATTTAAACTTAATTAGAATGTACATAAACATACAACACGAAGGAATGGAGAGCGACTTTCATTCAGATGACGGTGACTTAACTTGTCTTTATATGGCAAGTGAAACACTTCCAGACAGTGGTGCATTTGAAATATACGAAGAACAAACAGTTCCATTTGTACAAAACACATTAGTTTGTTTTGATGCTATGAAACTACACAAAGGTCATGCACCTTTGAATACAAACAAACCAAGAATAACTTTAGCATTTAAAACAAGTTATGAAGAGAATAGATAATGCCAGATATTGATATCGACTTTGCTGACAGAGACATTATACTAGATAAGCTAGAACATCGTGTTGCAAGGTTAGACAAGAATAAGAAACATAACACAGGCGTATATGTAACAGAAGTTCCGCATAATCCTGTTGATATGTTATCTACTTTGGATCATAAGACAGCAGAAGATAGAGGATATTTTAAACTAGACTTTCTTAATGTTAGTTTATACAAAGATTTAAAAGATGAAGAGCATCTTACTAAACTTATGAAAAAGGAACCACTATGGGATTTACTCACAGAGCAAGACTTCACAAGCAAATTATTTCACGTAGGAGAACACAGCACTCTACTAAAAAAACTGAAGCCGAAGACGATACTAGAACTAGCGGCGACACTAGCAATAATAAGACCCGCAAAGAGATATCTGCAAGACAGCTCTTGGGAGGAGATACACAAGGAAGTTTGGACAAAGCCGACTAGTGGTGAATACTTCTTTAAGAAAGCACACGCAGTTGCATACGCACACGCAATAGTGGTGCAGATGAATTTAATATGTGAACAACTATATGAAAACAACTAAGGTAACATTTTTTACACACTTTGAAGAACTTAAAGAAAGTTTGCCACCCGTACCAGCGAGTAAGTTTTGGCCTGAATGGTTTAAGAAACAAAAGACTCCTGAAGTGCCTATGTCACAAGAACTTGAAGACAGAGGTGGACCTAAGACTGTAAAGAGTTGTCCTGGTATACTAGATGTTCTTAATCAAGGTTACGTTATTCCTTTATGGTGTGACTACAAAGTAGTACGTGTACCTGAAACACAGGAACAACCACAAGGTATTAGATGGAGAATGCCAGGTGGACAACAAAGTATGTTTGGTGCAAGTACGCACCCTATGGAACAGATGAATGCGTTTCCGTTTGAAGCTGATACTTTTAACGGTAGCTTTAAGTTTATGAATCCTTGGTTTGTTAAAACACCTCCAGGATATAGTTGTATGTTTGTTGCACCTTATTATAACAAGCATAAGAATTTAGAAATAATGAATGGTATAATAGATACAGATTTATATCATGAAGCACATATCAATAGTTTCTTTACTGCACCTATGGGTGAAGAAATAACATTTGAATACGGTATGCCTATATGTCAAGTGATCCCTTTCAAGAGAGAAGATTATGAAATGGAAGTGTTGGTAGGCGACCATCGATCAATGCACAACAAAGTGACTCAGTTTATTCACAACAGCCTGTTCAAGGCACAACACTATAGACCTAAGTTAAGTCCGAGGAGGTACAAATGATATTCTGGATAGGATTCACCGTGATGGTGTTGAATGAAGGTTTCGTCATAATGCGACACGTACACCCATGGTTCGCTAACAAAAGAGATCAACTTATTGCAACGTATGGTGCGAAGTGGAAGAAGTTTCACGCAACACTTGACTACGTATGGATAGGTGGTGTCAGTTTAGGAATACTGTTAGATTTTTCTAATTGGAAATTATATGCAACAGTATTAGGAATCTTTTGGGGTATGGTTGCAGTATGCGTTTACTTACCACTGCTAGTTAAAAAACTACGTAAGTAATTATTTCCAACCTAATTCTTTAATATGTCGCAGTAATTTTTTAGCAAGGTTAAGATGTCCCTTGTTATTAAGATGTGATGGATCCTCAGGTTGGTATCTTAATTCTATGTTTTGTTTATCTTCTTCTGATTCTGCAAAACAATTTTTATCATGATACTCTTCTAAGTCATAGCCTTCATTGATTCTTGAACGTAAAAATATAGTTTTAATTTTCTTTTCTTTTAACAACGATTGAAACATTAAGTTATGTGCATTAAATTGTAATTGGGTGAAGCCTTGTGATACGTGTCCGTTCTGATACATCTTTGCAAACTTACCTTCCTTAGGATAAGGCTTTTCTAACCAAGTATGTGAATCAAACTTCCATCTAATGATACTACCATACTCTGGTCCTTGCTCACGTAGATTCATTCTTTTCACGCCATTAATTATTCTATCTTTGTCTGGAGGATTAGCTGACCAAAACTCTTGTCTTTCATTATTAGAATATTGTACAATAAGAATATCATCTGGAGCAAACTCGTTATTGTAAACCATGTTACCAACTTCACGCCATATACGCCAATTGGATCCTGATCCTGCTCCGTGGTGTACATACTTTGCACCCAGGAATCCTGCAAGTGTATCTCCGTACACACTATCATTCTTTTCCATGTAGTCTGAAAAACTACAACCTGCTACTACTAGTTTCATTTTTCTTCCTTCAATATATCAGCCATTCTATGATTCTCTTGTGCATGGCCTCTCTCATCTTGTCTAACAGCAATTACAACATCTCTAAGTTTAGCACCTGGACGCAAGTTATAATAATTCTTTGCAATATCTGGTGCATTAATATTTTCTATTTTTCCTAAGTCAATT